AACATATGAATTTCTGCCTTGGCAATGCCATCAAATATATTTGGAGGGCAGGACTTAAAAATAATGCTATAGAGGACTTGAGAAAAGCGCGGTGGTATATTGACCGCGAGATAGCAAGGATAGATCATGAGCAATTTTCCGATTAAGCGCATTGTGGTCCACTGCACCGCAACCCGTGAGGGCCAAGATGTAAGCGCGGCCACAATCAAGGGCTGGCACTTGAAGCAGGGCTGGTCGGATATTGGCTATCATTATGTGGTGCGGCTGGATGGTCGGGTCGAGAAAGGTCGCCCAGACACTGCTGTTGGTTCGCATGTAAAAGGCTGGAACAAGGGCAGCATTGCCATTGTCTATGTTGGCGGTTTGGACAACGACGGTAAGGCCAAGGACACGCGGACGCCAGCGCAGAAGAAGGCGCTGAAGGAAATCATCACCCGCATGAGGGCGCTGCACAAGAACGCGCCAGTTATGGGCCACCGCGATCTGTCGCCTGACAAGGATGGTGATGGCGTTGTCGAGAAGCATGAATGGCTGAAAGAATGCCCATGCTTTGATGTGCGCGATTGGGTCAAGCAGGGAATGCCGATATGATTAGCTTGCTGTGGACGCCAAACGGACGCAGAGCCGCTGCCTTTGGCGCGATACTCGGCGGCTGCGTCATTATGACCGTATTTGCGGCTGTTGGCGTGTGGTTAGTGTCGGGAAACGCCGCGTACACCTTCTACCTAGCACTGGCTGCTCATGCGCAGATTATGCTTGGCCTGACTGCGTTTACTGCACTGTTTGTGAAAAGAAGCATCAAGGCTGGCAAAGATGGAATTGAGATAACTGATGCTAACTAGATTTGTTCCGTATCTGAAGTTTGCGCCATACGCAGGGATTGCCCTGTTTGCTCTACTGGCGGCTGTGCAGTACGGCAACGCTCGGCACTGGCAGAAGCAATATGCTGCCTCTGAAAAGGTCGTGGCGCAGTATGAGGCCGCACAGGTTGCTGCCAAAGAGTTAAACAAGGCTAAGGTTGCTGAGATTGAGCGCCAATATGCCGCTATATCAGAAAAGGCAGAATCCGATTATGAAAGACGTATTGCTGATAACCGCGTGGCTCTGTCTGAGTGGATGCGTAAACAAGCCAATAAAGGTGATACCGGAAGCACCGGAGCAAGCGAAGCCGCCCCAGTGTCCGGTGAAGTTGTGTCAGGAGCCGAAACGACCATCGTTCCTGTTGCCGATCTCGAAATAGTCGCTGACGCCTACGCGCAGTTGGATGCGTTACGGGCTTGGGCGCTTGACGTTGGCAAGGTTACGGACGATCTCAATCGCTCTCGCTGATGTGATGGTCTTGTAATCAGCCCACGCCCCGCAAGCGCACTCGCGTTCTTCCAGCGCAGCGCAATCGCATAGCTTGGCGTCGGCTTCCAACGCATTGATGGCGGCTTCTATGCCAGCCCTCTCTCCTGTCTCAATCAGGTGTAGGTCGTGTTCGGTCATTTGCTTTGATCCTTTATTGCGCGGACAATCTCCGCAGCCCTCGCTGACGTTATGATTTGAAAGGTATGCCACTCACCTTCACTCCATAAAAAGTTTCCGCTTGTCTTGGCGTCATCCTCTAACGCCTTGGCTGCGGCTTCAATGCCAGCGTCATATCCTGATTGCCATTCGGATGTGGGGTCGGTCATTGCCCCTTCTCCCGTATCTCAAAGCCAAAATTGTCCAATGCGGCACGGAAGTTTTCGGCGTCTGTTTGAAAGCTTTCCGAAAGATACCAACCCATTTTTTTCATCGCTTCCACCAGCGGGTCAGGCTTGGGCTTGGGGATGATGAAGCTTTTAAGCTTCTCCCATTTGGCTTCGTCGCTGCTATATGGGTTGGAATATGCTTCCACCGCATCGCTCACCTCCTGCTTGAAGTCAGCAAGTTCCCGCTTTAATTGCAAAATAGTTCCACGATTCTGGGCGCAGGCGCGGCAAGTGAGTGGGTCGCCCACAGGCTGACCACCGGAGCGGCTCCCATCGGTGTGGATTTTGCCATATTCGCTCATTTGCTTTGCTCCTGTTCCTTGCGGCGCTCTGCAAACGTCTTTCCGTCTGCACCGCGCAAAGGCCATGCGCTGTCCGATGATACTCGGTGGCTCTTGCCCATAGGGGCTGCTTGTGCTGGCTTAATCATCTGCCAATACCTCCGGCGCTGGTTGCAAGCCTTCCATAAACTTTGCCCATACTGCCAAAGCGCCTTTTATAAACGGGCCATCATCCTGCTCACCATCCCTAATCTGACGTATAAACTCTACGTTGCCGTGCGTCATCTCAACGCGATCTGCTACTATGTTTCTAAGTTCATTAAGTGTCATATCAAAATACCTTTGCTAGTTTCTGTTCCCAATGGCGCTTATCTTCGCCAGTGGTTCGCGCTGCATGATATTTGAACAGCGCAATCGCCAGTGGATCGTAACCACGGCCATCATGTGTGGAGACAGGCGGCGTCAGGGGAAGCGAGTTGTCCTCTATATGGGCTTTCTTGCGCGGTGTTGGGAACGAGATCAGAGCCTGTTCCAAATCCCTCATCTTATATGAAGTGCCATAGTCACGATTAATGTGGTTCAGGACCGCGCTTCGGTCAGTGATGTAGCCACAAAGGTGGCGAACCTTCTGCTTTATGTCATGTCTCATTTTTATAATCCTTAATATAATCAGATATTTGTATCTTGGCGTCTTCAGCGCCAGCACAAATAAAGCACACATAACCCACAGACGCAAGATAATTTATCCAATCTTTTTGCTCTGGTGATAATATGCCGCCTTTGACCCGCTTCATTTCGATCCACAGCTTGAGCGCAGGGATGAAAAGGTCAGGGACACCAGGGGCAACACCTTCGACCTTCAACTTGGCTGCAACTGCCTTTGATCGAAGGCCACCGTTCGGAATCGCAAATATCCGCATTGGTCGGTAAGTTTGGCGAAACCACATTACAACTTGGCGTTGTTCCTCATGCTCTGTTGGTATTCTATCGGTCAAAACGGAACCTCCCATGACCAAGCGGCACACTGCCCTTGGCTATTAACGAAATCGGCTGGCGGATACATGTTAAAGAAAAAGCATTTTCCGTCCCCTGCAAAGTGGTCACAAGTGTGGCAACATTTAGGCGGACCAGCGTTCATCCATTGCTCATATTGCACCAAGAAATCAGGCTTAGGCAAACGCTTCATTATTCCATTCCCTTCTTAAAACCCTATGATATTTACCGTCGCGCTTATAGCTAATGACAATCGGCGGGTGAGCATCGTTCAGACGCTGCGCCCAATCCTCAAGCAAACTTACACCATCAAATGTCGCCCCTGCGCTTTGCGCTATCTTAACCAACTGCGTTATGGCCTTTTGTCCGGCGTATCCCTCATGGGTCACAGGCAAATATTCAGTCACGCTCGGATCAGTCAACTCGCCATAATATGACACAGCAAGCATATCCTTGCCACTGGTTTTGCTGGTGTGCTTGCGCCACAGCCATTCGGTGACCACCATCTCTGTTCCGGACACGCCCATGATGTCATCATTGTGCAGCTTCAGAACTGGCTTTTCAGGCTCAGGAAACGCCATCCCGCAAGCCGGACATTCCTTGGCACTAATGGCTACCAGTTCGTCACAGTTATCGCAGACCTTCACTGGAGCCTCACCCGCCCCTCGCCCTTCCTCACCCTTGCGCTGTGGCGGGGTGACAGCGATGATTGGCCCATGCGTCCGTACAACCCCAGCGAAGTCAAGCACCAGGCAATGATCCGTATGATCCTTCAGCCTCATGCCGCGCCCAGCCATCTGGACATACAGGCTGGCGCTCATGGTGGGGCGGAGCATGGCAATCAGATCGATGTTTGGCGCGTCAAAGCCCGTGGTCAGAACATTGGCGTTGGTCAGCGCCCGTATCCGACCAGCCTTAAAGTCAGCCAGTATCTTTTCCCTATCTTCCTTTGGCGTTTCCCCTGTCACACAGGCCGCACTGATGCCTTCGCGCCTGAGCGATTCGGCTATGGCGTGGGCATGGTGAACGCCAGTGCAGAAGAACAGCCAAGACTTGCGATCCTCTGCCAAGGCAATAACTTCCCTGACAACGGCATCGTTGTTCTCGTCGGTATCGACGGCAGCTTGCAGTTCGCTCTCAATGAACTCACCGCCACGCTTATGGACGCCTGACAGATCGTAATTAGTCTTGGTGACCTTGGAACTAAGCGGGGCAAGAAATCCCTTCTGGATCAGTTCTTCAATGGTCACTGGGTCGAGCAAATCATCAAAGATGGCTGGCTTATCCGTAATCAGCCCATGCCCCAGACGATATGGCGTTGCCGTCAGCCCAACCACCCGCATGGACGGATTGATAACCAATAACGCATCCAGAAACGCCCGATACATGCCAATGGCTTTGTGGTTGACCAAGTGGCATTCATCGATGATGCAAATATCGATGTGACCTACACGGCTGGACTTGCTCCAGATCGACTGAATGCCAGCAAAGGTGATGGGTTCACCAAGTTGCTTCCTGCGCATCCCAGCCGAATAAATGCCCATAGGCGCACCAGGCCAATGCTGCCGCATCTTCTCAGCGTTCTGTTCGATCAGTTCCTTTACATGGGTCAGCATCATAATTTTAGTGTCAGGCCAATTCTGCACAGCATTCTTACAAAATGCCGCAACAATATGACTCTTGCCTGATCCTGTCGGCAGCACCAAGCATGGGTTTCCTTTGTTGTTGCCCATCCACTTATAAAGGTCATCTATGGCGCGTTGTTGGTATGGTCGCAGCATAATTTTATCCGTTCAAAATCTAAATTGTTCCGTCGGTTTTTAAATTAATATTTTCAAGCCAGTCAATAATTTGCCACCCAGTACACAAAAGCCTAGGTGTTTTTCTGGGACCAAAAGCGCCTATGGTAACATATCCAAGTTCGTTTTTCTCAATGGCAGATTGCAAATATGTTTTTGGGATTCCAAGTTGGATAGACCATTTTGTCACTGGCAACATTATTGGGATTTCGACCAATCTAGCCGTCAGCAGACGGCCCCTACGATCACTATATTCAACGCTTTCCTCTACATCCTTAATCTTACCATTTTTATGCTTTATATTGTGCTTTGGCTGTTCTGCGATGATTGCGTTGCGTTCAGCTTCAAGAACCTCTTTTCTGGTTTCGAAATGTTCAAGGGTGATTTTAGATACATTTTGCCACCACAAAGAGTGCATACTATGTTCTTTAATCCTCTGACTGATTCTGCTTGAGACACCTATGTAAAGCAAATTGTCGTTTGCATCAAAATGCCTGTATAAAGTTTGCATCAGCCCACCACCTCCGCATCAGGAAACATCGCCTTAATCGACAGAACGACCTGGTCGTCCAGCGCCTCTGCGTTGGCGAGTATCTCGCGGCTCTTGTAACCGCCTTTGCCATTAACGATCCACTTGTCGCCAATCTTCCACTTGACGCTGTGACCATCGTCTGAGCCCTCCATAGGCCAATGCACCATGTCCGGATGCAGGATGTGGTCATCGCAGCCTTCGTGCTGGAAATCCTCTGGGATGGCGTCGGCTTCATGACGCTCACAACGGAATGTGGAATCCGCCATTGCAGTGCTGTGCGCACAGGTGCGGCAGTTGATCCGCTTGGTCGGCTCCTGCTTGTGGCAGAAGCTGTGTGCCGGACAGAACTTGCACTGATACCAACTGGGGTCGGCACTGCATGGCTCAGGCATA